TGCGCCGCCTTGGCGGCTTTCACGCTCTGCACGACCGCGTTCTCGTTCGCGCCAACCGACACGATGCTGACCTCCACGAGGTCGAGCTTCTCAAGCGTCCAGACGCCCGTTTCCGTGTCGACGCTGTATTCCTTGATGCGGTAGCCGATCGACAGCCCGTCGATGTCGCCTGCCTTGATGAGCGCATAGGCCTCGCGGCCCCGCTGAACGTCCATGTTCAGCCTGCCGTGCATCAGGAGGCCATGATCGTCCTCTTTCGCGTCCAGCCACTTGCCGATCGGCTCGTCCGGATTGTGCTGCCAGAACAGCTTGGGCATCGTGCCCTTGGCCTTGTGAGCCTTCAGACTGTCCGTATAGGCCCCCGGGGCGATAACGTCGCCGTAGGCGTCAGGCTCGCCACCGAAGGTGGAACCATAGCCCTCGAACTCGCCGCTGTCCTTGAGCGACTTGATCTCAAGGATTGGAGCTGTCTTGCTCATCGCGATCTCCATTGATGGCATTCGCCAGCGGAATGTCCTGCATCTGCACCGTCACCACGTCGCCACCCTCGATAGGCGGCAGATTTTCGAGGGCTCGGCACTCGTTGCGGGTCGCTATTCCCATGCGGATTGCCTTCTCATAGGCCTCGTACCGGCTCGCGGTATCCCCACGCAGCAATCCCTCGAAATTGAACTCGATCGTGATCCCTTGCGCCCGCCTCTCAGCGAGGGGCACGAGCTGTTTCAGCAGCGCCTGCTCGATGCGTTTCAGACGCTTCCGGAGGGTAAACTTCTGGAAGCCGAGCACATCGACTTCCTTGCCTGTCCCCCAATTTGAGGCCTTGTCCCCGAAACCCACCATGGCGGGGGGCACCCCGAACAGGCGGCAGATCTGCTCGCCGCTGAATTTGCGGCTCTCCAGCATCTGGGCGTCCTGGGGGTTGATCGAAAGCTGTGTCCACTTGAGCCCGTTGTCGAGCAGCATGGGGCGCCCATTCCGCATTGCGCCGACGTATTTTTCCTGGAGCAGCGTCTCAAGATGATCGCGCTGCTCTTTCGTCAGTTGGACATCGTCCCGAGTCGACAGGACGCCGCCAGGGTTAACTCCATTCTGGAACATCGCCCCGGCCGCGGTCTCAGCCGCGATGGCATCCTCGAATACACTCCGGCAGGCTGAGAGGGTCGAGGTGCCTGAGAGCCCGTCACCCATCGCTCCGCGGATATGAAGCACCTGCTCGCCAGGCTTCACGACACGGCGGCCGTCCTCCGTCCACTCGTATTCGAGGCTGCCATCGTCCAGACGGCGCACACGCACGAGGTCGGGGCGGATCGGATGGAGTGCATTGATGGCATTGTCGCTCGTGCGGCGCTCGATCAGGGCATAGGCATTGCCCTGCAACTCGATCCCTGCGGCCATATACTCCCAGAAATCGACGGCAGTCTGGTCAAAATTGGGGCTGTCGTGCAGCACGAAGTAGAGCGGATGGTCCCGTGCCACGCGACGGATACCGTTGGCGTCAGTCCGGTAGACCATGAGCGGGAGCGAAGCGATGGTGCCCGCGATGAGTTGCACACAGGCCCAAGTCGCCGAAAGCCCCACCGCGGCCCCCGCGCTCGCCAAGCGCAGATCGCGATAATCTGCGAGCGTGACCTGATTGGTGACGAAGTTGTTGCCGTTCTCGGTCGAGGCGAGCCCACGACGCGAGAGTTCAACATCCTTCCTGCCCGACAGCCGGAGTGCTCGTTTCAGCCAGTTCATGCGTAGCTCGCGATCCAGGCATCAAGGTTCATTGGCTTAACGCCCTCATACGAAACGGCCGCGCCTATCGCCATGCAGAGCGCCACGGCGGCGTCGATCTTGTTCACGGCCCGCTCTTTCGCGAGCCAGTAGTTGCCCCAGCGGTCGTTGTCTGTGACCGCACTCATCATGGCCGAGATCAGCACGGGATTCCGCTTCAGTCGGATGCGCCCCTCAAGAATGGCGTCCTCCAGCTCGCGGACGGATCCAGGCATCCACAGGCCTTCAGGATCCCTGCCCGCGGCCTTTGCCGCCTCCATCATAGCCTCGTTCGGCTTACCCTTCTTCGTGCCGCCTTGCGGGTGCTCCACGAACTCGACATCGATGCCGAGCGCGGCACATTCCGGCTCGAAACCACGGCGGAAGGCGTAGCGGTCATAAGCCACACACTTCACGTCGAAGTCGTGCGCGTATTCGGCGAGCGCCTGGGCCACGTGGTCGTAACGGATGCTTTCGCCCTTCGGAGCGTGAATGTGGCCGCCCTCGACCCACTGTCGATACGGGGCCTTATCCTTCAGGGCGCGAGCTTCCAGGGTGTCGCCAGGAGTCCAGGCCTCAATCCAGGCATCGTAGGTCGGCTTGCGTACCGTCTGCTTCTGGCCGTTGCGCTCGGACGTTACCTCGATATCCCCCGTCTTTACGACAGCCGCCAGAGCGGTGATATCCCGGTTCTGGGAAAGGTCGCAGCCGATCCAAACCGGCTTCCCGTGGTGCTCCTTCGGGTCGAAATCAGCAATGGCCGGCTCAAGCGCCGCCCGGGTCATCCACGCCGTATCGGCATCCGTCCATTGGCAGAAGTGCAGCCGGAGGATGCCGTTCAACTTGCTCGGCATCGCCTTGGCCTGGGCCACAACGCCTTCAAGATACTCCTCTGTGATCGTCACCCCTAGGAGGGGATTGGCCTTGATCCAGCAGGACGGGTCGTTCAGCGGGTCGTCATCCGGATCGAGAGCGCACACATACGAGAACGTGTTGTCGTCAAGAACCTCACCCAGATAGTGCGGGTCGTCGTCCTTGGCGTCGACGTTACCGGCCGCCACCCGCACCGCGTGTTCATGCTCGGCCCAGCAGATGGAGTTGCGATCCGAGCCGCTGTTGGTGATCATCAGCAAGAGAGGCTGGCGACGGAACTTGAAACCGCGCTCCAGGATCTCGATGATGCCACCGCCTGCGTGCTCGTGAACCTCGTCCACGAGGGCGAAGTGCGGGCGCGGCCCAGATCCTGTCTTCTTGGTCTCCCTTGACACCGGCCTGAAGAACGATCCCTTGGGCAGATACGCGAGGTTATATTCTCGGCCTGGCCCTCCGCTTCGCTTCAGCCGCTTGTCCAGATCGGGCGATTTGTCCACCATCTTGACCGCATCGCGGAACAAGATGCCTGCCTGTTCCTTGGTCGCGCCCGCGGAGTAGATCTCGGCTCCTGCCTCGCCATCGGCCATCAGGCCATAGAGCCCGATCCCACCTGCAAGGGGCGACTTCCCGTTGCCCTTGCCTTGCTCGATGTAGGCTCTGCGAAACCGGCGCCGGCCATCCAGCTTCTTCCAGCCAAACAGCGACCCGATGATGAAGTCCTGTGCCGGCTGCGATCGGAACGGCTTGCCCTCGAACTGCCCCTCGCTTAACCGAAGCTTCTCCTCAAAGAACCGGAGGGCCTTGGCGGCCGCTGCCTCGTCATAAGCAATGTCGTCTCGCTTCAGATCGTCCAGATGACGGCGGCAGGCGTTCCGGACATGAGGGCCTGCAACGATATCGCCCCTGACGACGGCCTCTGCGTAGAGCGTGGCCCGGTCAGTCGTCAAAGAACTCGTCTTTGTCATCCTTTTCGACGTCGCCTCTATTGCGCTCGTCAGTGAGGCCTAACTCCGACATGTAGGCCCGCATCTGCCCATGCTTGGAAGCCGGGAAGCCAGTCGGGTTAAACCGGAACTCGTGCCACAACTCACAGAACGCTATCGCCGCCGGCTCCCTAGAGGCATCCAACCAAGACGCCGGCTCGATGTATCTCTTCCAGGCCGCCAACCCCTCCCCCTTCAGGTGCTTGGGGCGGGTCAACTTCCCGAAACTCTGTACGCTTGCCTCAACCGCCTCGCGGATCTCTTTTTCGGTCCCGTGGCGCGTGACATTTCTCGTCCCGTCGATCAGGCGAAGGTGCGCAGGCTTCGGCTTCGCGCCTCGCTTAGCCATTGCAAGTTTCCAATCTCAGGACGTTAATCTGCAAAAGTGAGAAGTTTTGTTCGATCGCCGGTCCTTGGCGAAATGGCTCTGAGGTCTCAGATACCCCCCCCGGCACCACTTCGCCCCCGCGAGATCAGGAGGCTGTACCCTCTTCGGCAGTGCGGCGAGATCTCACGCCATCCGGGCTACTTCGGAGATCAACCCGTCACCATCCTCATCCCTCAACCGCTTCGGACGATGTGAATACAGATTGATGATGTCCCTCTTCGGGAGGGGCTTGGGCAGCTTTACT